GGAGCAATATGTTTCCGGCAATCAGTTGGAAACGCTGGCAACGGAGCTAGAAACAAACGAATGGGTGCTAGTGCAAAAAAAATGGCATGACGAACGCGGGCCATGGTTGACGCCCGAGGAACGGGAAGCCATCAAATATGCTTCCCGTGCCGTTGTGCCTACGAATATGCCATATCTGTGGCGGCCCCGTGCGGAGGTTGTGCAACACGCCGCCACCCTCCGCAAATTACTGGAGAGGCTGAAATGAGCGACAACGATCCGGTGGCGTGGATGGTGGCAAGAAACGGCGAGCCGTGCCACGTTGCGTGGACGCTTGACGATGCCAAAAAAGAACGAAATCGCCTTGAAATAGTTTCAACCGGAACGCCATCCATTGAACTGTTTTCGCTCTACCGATCGCCCGCCCTCACCGACGCGGAGCGGGAGGCGATTGAGTTCTTCGCAGCGATTCACAACGAAGGATACGGACTGTTTTCAGCGCACACAGACACGCTCCGCAACCTGCTGGAACGAACAAAATGACAACTGTTACGAAACCAGTGCCCGAACACGCGGCCGGCATCGATTCCGTAACACCAGCCGACGAAATCGAACAACTCAAGGCGACGGTAGCCGAGAGGGAACGAGAGTGCCGCCGGCTCCGGTCGTCGCTTCAGCTCGTGTCCGACGCCCTCGACCTAGAGAAATGGGACGCCCGTTGGACGAACAGGCTGATGCAGGCGCACGTTGTCGTCCGCGACACGCTCGACCAGGTGAAGGCGCCGCCGCCGCGATGAAAGTCCGTTCCCGAAAGATCGAGTTTGTCGGCGGCCCCATCGACGGTGCCGTTGGCAGCATCATCGAAGGGTGCGACACGCTGACGATCGAGCACGAAGGGATCACGCACGCGTATTTCTTGTGCGAAAGCGGCGGCCGTCCAGTGATGCGGCATTGGGATGCCATCGATCCCAACGAAGAATTTGACGAGATCGGCCCATAGCACACTCCCCTGCCCTGCCCTCCCCGGGCGACCGGCCGCGATGCCCGCCCAAATAAAATGACGGCATCAACCCGGCAAAGGGAGGTGCGTCATGTGGAGTGCGGACGAGTCCGATTTCTTTGACGACCTGGACGCCGAAGTTGAGGAAATGCTGCTGATCGAGTTCCTGTAAGCCCGATTGGCTACTGAACATTGGTACACTAATGCTAGGCACCGGCCTGCACGGAGTACCTATGTCCGCTACCGACGACATTCTGGCAGCGATTGCGGCGAATCTCGCCCAGCCGAAGCGTGCCCGCACGGATGCCGGCGAGGTTGAGCAGCACGACCTGGGCCAGCAGGTGGCCGCGGCCAAGTTCGCTATCGCGATGGCCGGCGTGAGCCGATCGCCGTTCGCCGCGCTCCGGTTCGCGGCCACGATCGCCCCCAACGCCTCCGGTGCCCCGGACCCGGCCGTTTCCGACGCGGTGTATCCGCCCCCCGGCATGGCTGGTCTGCCGGGCTATCCGCCCTACGGGTGCCAATAGCGTGAGCCTGCTGTCGTTCTTCTCTCGGAAGAAACCGGACCCGCCTGCGGTGCAGGCGAGGTACGACGCCGCACAGACGACGACCAACAATCAGCGGCATTGGGCTCAGTCGGATTGGTATTCCGCTGATGCAGCGTTGCACCCGGGCGTCCGGCGTACCCTGCGGGCTCGAGCGAGGTACGAGGCCGACAACAATTCGTATCTGGCGGGGATGCTGTCAACGCTCGCGACGGACCTTGTGGGCACTGGCCCACGCCTTCAGCTCATCATCCCGGGCGTCCAGCCCGAAGATCAAAGCGTTCGGTCGGTCGAGCACAACGTACACGAGTGGGCGAGGGCGATCGACCTGGCCGCCAAGCTGCGAATCATGCGGCGGGCTCGCGCGGTGGACGGCGAAGTGTTCGCTCGAAAGAAAACAAATCGACTGCTCGACGGCGTTCAGCTCGACATTGAGCTGATCGAGGCCGATCAGATCGCCAACCCGCAATGGATTCTCGCGCTAGGCCAGATCGACGGCCTTCGCTTGGACGATAGCGGCAACATCGTCGAATGGCACTTGCTCAAAAATCACCCGGGTTCTCTGACTTGGGCGCACAATACCGGCGATTGGATTCCGGCCGATCGAATCCTGCACTGGGCGCACAAGGTTCGTCCGGGCCAGCATCGAGGCGTCGGGGAAATCGTCCCGGCCCTTGAGCTGTTCGCCATGCTCCGCCGGTTCACGCTCGCAACGGTGCAGGCCGCCGAGACTGCCGCTGACTTCGCGGCGCTCATTCACACGAATACGCCAGCCGGCGATACCGGCACGGCCGCTGTTCCGTCGTGGGACACGATGCCGATTGTGCGCGGCATGGCGATGAGCCTGCCGGACGGTTGGGATGCCACGCAGATGAAGCCAGAGCATCCGACGAGCACCTACAGCGACTTTGAAAAGCGACTGCTCAACCAAATCGCCCGCTGCCTGAATTTGCCGTACATCGTCGCGGCCCTTGATTCCTCGCAGGCGTCCTATTCATCGATGCGTGGCGACTACTTGGTCTACCGCAAGAGTGTGAACTGCCTGCGGGAGGACCTCGAGCGAAACGTGCTCGATCCGCTTCTCGTGGATTGGCTGGACGAGGCGGCGCTCATCCGCGGCCTGATCCCAAACGGCCTGCCTCCGGTGGCCGAGTGGAATTGGCGTTGGATTTGGCAGGGATGGGAACACGTCGATCCGACGAAGGAAGCCGACGCGCAAACAATCCGCCTCGCGAACAACACGACAACCCTCGCCGACGAGTGCAGCAAGGTCGGCGCAGATTGGCGGGAGATTCTTCGCCAGCGGGCCGCCGAGAAAGAGCTGATGCGCGAGCTTGGCCTGGAAGCAGCGGCCGAGCCGGCTGCACCAGTAGATGCGCCAGCGGACACGAAGGCCGCGGACGGCTATGTGCCACCAAAGGAAGCGCAGAAAGAGGCGGCCCGAGCCTTGGAGTGGCGGCGCGAGTTCAACCGCGGTGGCACCGAAGTCGGCGTAGCCCGCGCTCGCGACATATCCAACGGCAAGGCACTCAGCCTCGACACGATCGGTCGGATGGTCAGCTATTTCGCCAGGCACGAGGTTGACAAGAAGGGGCAAGGATGGGCGCCCGGTCAAAAAGGCTACCCGTCTGCGGGGCGAATCGCGTGGGGCCTGTGGGGTGGAGACGCTGGACGACGGTTCGCTGAAGGAGTCTTGAAGCGAGCCGAAGCCGAGTGGCAAACCGAGGAAGAGGTGTTTTCATGAAACAAAAAAATCAGAAATCAACCAGCGCGCGAATTGCCGCGTCGGCGACCCCGGGTCGCATCTGTGCCATCGACGCAGAGTTTGCGCTGAAGGCCGCAGACGTCGCCGGCACGACGCCGACGTTTGAACTGGTGGCCTACACCGGCCGGGCGATCCGGCAATCGTGGTCACGCAACGCCTTGGTGGTTGACCTCGCCGGCATGGACAACAGCCGGCAGTCGATCCCGATTCTGTGGGGGCACGATTCAAGCATCGACTCGGTGCTTGGGCAGTCCACGAGCATCGTGAACGACGGCCAGCAACTCATCGTGTCGGGCGAGTTGATTGGCGAGGGCCAGACGGCTCAGAAGGTGATCGCACTCGCCAAGCGCGGGATGCGATTCCAAGCGTCCATCGGTGCGGACACAAGCCGCATCGAAAACATCGCGGCCGGGTCTGCGGTCACCGTCAACGGCCGGGAGTTTGCCGGCCCTATTTCCGTGGTTCGAGGTTCCGCACTTCGCGAGACCTCGATTGTTCTGATGGGAGCGGACGCCTCTACGTCCGCGGCGATCGCCGCCGAGGCGAGCGAGGATAGCGATATGGCGCACGACGCCAACCTTTCGCCCACCGATCCGGTGGAAGCCGCGGCGACCGGCGCCGTGGAAACTCCCATCATCAACGCCAAGGGTGGCGACGGCGCTGCTGCCGACGACCATTCCAAGGGTGCGACCGAAGTGCTCCAGGCCCAACTGAAGGCCGAGCGCGAGGCTCGCGAGGCCCTTGCGAAGCGCGTGGAACTGGCCGAGCTGCGGATGAGCCGCGGCGGGGTCGGAATCCATGTGCAGCCGGAAATCGATTCCGGCAAGGTGGTGGAGGCCGCGCTGTGCTTGCAGAGCGGGCTCCCCAACGTCGAGAAGGTGTTCGACGGCCGGACCCTCGAGGCCGCCGAGAAGTGCAAGCGAGACGTTTCGATCGGCCAGGTGTTGCTCCAGGCCGCCAAGAGCAACGACTACAGCGGATCGGATCGTCTGTCGAGCAGCAGCCTCGGCCCGATCCTGCAAGCGGCGTTCGCGACCCACGACATTTCGAACCTGCTGGCCGCTCTGGTCAACAAGTTCCTGCTCGCGGGTTTCATGAGCGTCGAGGATTCTTGGAAGTCGATTTCAAACGTCCGCAGCGTCAGCGATTTCAAGAACATCAACCTCCTGCGTTTGAACGGTTCGTTCAAATTCCAGAAGGTGGGCAACGGCGGTGAGCTGAAGGTCGCGCAGGGTAGCGATACCAAGCGGACCCTCTCGGCTGACACATGGGGCATCCAGACGTCCCTCACGCGGCAGGACATCATCAACGACGACGCCAACGCGCTGAGTCAGATTCCGCAGCGGATCGGTCGCGGTGCTGCCCTGAGTCTCAACGAGTCCATTTGGGCCGAGTTCGAGGCTTCGAACAGTTCCTACTTTCAGGCGGCAACGGCGGCAGCGGGCAATGCCCTGTCTCTGTCCAGCCTGAAAACGGCGTCCACCGCGTGGCGTCGGCTGAAGGACCCGGACGGCAACCCTCTCGGCATCGCGCCGAAGGTGCTGCTCGTTCCCCCGGAGCTGGAACTGACGGCCGCGGAGCTGATGACGAGCGCCCTGCTCATCAGCGGCAACACGACCGCCGCCCCCAACGGGAACGTCCTTCAGGGTCGGTATCGCGTGGTGACGTCGGCCTACCTGTCGTCGTCCTCGACCTGGTGGCTGATGGCCGATGCGCTGGACCTTCCCGCGCTGGACGTTGTTTTCCTCAACGGCCAACAGGTCCCAACCATCGAGCAGGTCCAAGCGGACTACTCGCTGTTGGGCGTGGCGATGAGGGGGTACATGGATTTCGGAGTTGCCAAGAGCGAGAGCCTTTCGGCCTACCGCATGGCGACCGCTTGATCCTAGCGGCGTAACGGCAAAACGTAGCCGGCGGGCGGCCTAAAAACCGCCCGCCGGCATGACGAACGACATTTTCCAATTTCCGTTTCCAGAACAAAGAAAAGAGGTGATCTGTGGGTACTGTTTCTTCTTATTCGGGCGACTGCAAAATCGACTACACGCCTTCCTCGGCGGTGGCCGTTGGCGACGTCGTGGTTCTCGGTGATCTCGTTTGCGTCGCCGAGCGGCCGATCGCGATTGCCAGCAAGGGCGCTCTGTCGATCGAGGGGACTTACATCTTCCCGAAGGCGACCGGGGCCATCGCTGCCGGCGTGATCGTTTATTGGGACGCCAGCGCTGGCAACATCACGACGACCGTGGGCAGCAACAAGCGGGCCGGCAAGGCCGCTGAAGCCGCTGCGTCGGGCGATGCGACCGTGAAGGTCATCATCAACCAGGGTTGATCGGTCATGCGGCCATGCGGGCCGGGCGGCGCGGGCATTAGGCCCGCCCGTCCGGCCCTACTGACCTCCCGGGAGTATTTCGATGGCTGACATGATCGCCGCGGCCGAGGCATGGTTTGAGCAGAAGCGGCGGGATCATCTGTCCGTTTTCGTGGAATACCTTCCAGCCGGTTCGCTCTTGTCTCGGACCTGCCACGCGACACTGGTGATCGGGCGGTGGCAGGCGATCGATGCCTCCGGCCAAGTGATTCGTTCGGAGACGCGGGATTTTTTCATTCACCGCGACGAGCTGCCCGGCGACCCGAAGCGGCACGACAAAATCACGGTCACGGAAAACGGGGCCGCGCAGGTGTACGAAGTCTCGATCCCTGAAGGGGCGCAATCGCCTTGGCAGTGGGCAGATCGATCACAGAAAGTGCGGCGGATTCACACGATGGCAACCACACACACGCCGTCCACAAGCACCGCAGCACTCTTGGTGGTGTGCGTCGGGGCCTCGGCCTCTACCGCAATCACCGACACGGAAATTAAATCGCAGTTGACGGCGCAGCTTCAGTCCTCGAGGGCCCTGACGCGCAACGTGGCGGCCGCCGGGCAATATGTCTACATCGTGGTGCCGGCATCGTTCGGCACCCCGCTAATCGACGTCAACGGACTCCGGGTGACGGCATGGCAAACAGCCGTGCGCTCCATCACGTTCGACGGCCAGGCGATTCGCGACTACCAAATCTACAGATCGCTCTACCCGGTCACGGGCAGTATTTCGATAGGGGTGTCCTGACGCATGAGCGGCATACCCGGAACAAACGTCATCGCGCCCATCGTGCCGCTCGACACGGCAGACCAATACCCCTCGCATCTTGCAGCCTACGGCAAGGGAGGATTCCGATCGGTAGCGACGACTGCCGACCGAGACGCAATACCGTCGCTTCGACGCGAGGCGGGGATGCTTGTCCTTGTGACCGCTGACGGCAAGGTCTGGAAACTGGCGGTCGACCTGACGAGCTGGTCCGAATTCAGTGCCGGATCGTCTGGAACGGCTTCTACAGCATGGGCTGACATAACAGGAAGGCCGACGACTTTTCCTCCGTCCGCACACACGCACGTCATTGCAGACACAAGCGGATTGCAGGCCGCGCTTGATTCAAAGCAGGTGGCCGGCAGTTACGCCGCGTCGGTCCATACGCACAATGCCGGTCAGATTTCTGGCCTGGCCACTGTGGCCACAAGCGGAAGCTACAGCGACCTATCTGGCCTGCCGACGATCCCCGGGGCCTATACCCTTCCGGCGGCCACTGGATCAGTTTTGGGGGGAGTGAAAGCGGGCGCCAACGTCTCGGTGGCCTCTGATGGCACAATCTCTGTAGCGGCTCCTACGACGAGTCTGGCGGCAACCGCAGTGACCGGCCTCGCCACAGTGGCGACAACCGGAAGCTATGCAGACCTCTCAAATAAACCAAGCATCCCGGCCGCTTACACGCTGCCGGCGGCCAGCTCGGCAACGCTTGGCGGCGTAAAGGTGGGCAGCAATGTTTCCGTGGCCACAGACGGCACGATCTCGGTATCAGCGCCCGTGACGACGCTGGCGGCCTCGGCCATCACCGGCCTCGCTGCCGTGGCCACTTCTGGGGCGTACTCCGATCTGTCTGGCCTGCCGACGATTCCGTCGGCAACCACTTCGGCATCGGATTTGACCGCCGGAACTTTGTCGCAGGCACGACTTGATTTTGTCCCGATACATCCATTTCTGTTGATGGGAGGATAAATGGCACAAGCGCATAAGGTGCTCGGGCAATCAAGCCCATCGGCCACGACGTTAACGACGCTCTACACCGTTCCGGCCTCTACGCAGGCCGTCTGCTCGTCGCTGACGGTCTGCAACACGACAAGCAGCGCTACCACCTACCGAGTCGCTATCCGTCCATCCGGGGCGACAGTGGCAACACAGCACTACATCGCCTACGACGCGGCGTTGCCTGCGAACGACACGGTGACGCTAACTCTGGGCATAGCGCTGGCTGCAACCGATGTCATCAGCGTCTACGCCGGTGCGACAAACGTCGCGTTTTCGGCGTTTGGAGTCGAGGTAACGTGAGTAACCGTATCGCGTCCACGTCGCTGGCGAGCAACGCGAGGCTACGCGCAAGCGTGTCTCGGCTGGTGCGTTGTCTCGTTGTCGGCGGCGGCGGCGGCGGTGGGCTCGGGTATTCAACTAATAGCGCTGGCGGCGGTGCTGGCGCGGGTGGCGTGATTGACACGTCGGTTGTCGTGGTTCTCGGAGCCTCTTACTCGGTGAGCGTTGGCGCGGGTGGCAGCGGCTCGACGACACTCAACCTGCGCGGAAGCAACGGTTCCCAGAGCTATTTCCACACCATCACGGCTATCGGTGGTGGCGGTGGTGGCAGCGGCAACAACGGGCAGACAGGAAACCCAGGCGCGTCTGGTGGAGCCGGTAATGGCACTGCTGCCGGCGCCGTGTCGCTGGCTCCCCTTCAGGGCAACTCAGGGGCAACTGGGATATCTACGCGCGCCGGTGGCGGCGGCGGTGCATCCAGTGCAGGAACCACCGCGACCGCGAGCGTTGCTGGTTCCGGAGGGGCTGGTGTGTCGTCAACAACACCGGCAACAGCGGCGTCGTTTGGCGGCGGCGGCGGCGGCGGTTCGAGTTCGGCGGGGGCCGGCGCGGCTGGGACAGGCGGCACCGGCGGCGGCGGCGCGGGGTCTGTTAATACCGCATCCGCTACGCAGGGCACATCGAACACGGGCGGCGGGGGCGGCGGGGGAGGTTCCGCAAATGGCGCGAACGGCGGCTCCGGCGTGATTTCGTTGCGATTCAATGCCGCCTTGGGCATTACGCTTGGCGCGGGACTCACTTATTCTTCGACCACAAGCGGCAGTGATCGAGTGATCACTATCACTCAGGGCACCGACACGGTGACGTTCTTCTAATGGCACATTTTGCATTTGTTGATGATCAGAACGTAGTCCAAGAAGTGATCGCCGGACACGACGAAACTACCGGCGATTGCGATTGGGAATCGTATTACGCTGCCGTGCGCGGCCAGCGATGCCTACGGACGAGCTATAACACTCGGGCCGGCGTGCACGAGAACGGAGGCGTGCCGTTTCGCGGTAACTATGCGGCACCAGGTTATGCCTACCTTCAAGACATCGACGCATTTGTGCCACCGTGCCCGGGCGAGGATTACGAACTAAACCCGACTACATTTTCGTGGATTGCAAAAGGAGCCGCCTAGTGGACGCTATCGAAATACTCGCGGCCGACTCCCTTGCGGCCAGCCTCTCGGCGGCAACCTTCACTGGAGACTACACAACCCTGTCGGCAGTTCGGGCCTACACGCCGGAATTCGAGGGCGCGGATATGGACACGCTCAAGGTAAGCGTGATCCCGGGCAACGTGGACGTAACTCAGGTCACAAGGACGTCCGATCTGTTTGAGTTCGAGCTGCACGTTTGCCTAGCAAAGCGATTCGCATCCACGGCGGAATTGGACGGCCTGGTCAATCTCCGTACGCAGATTGCCGACAGAATCCGCTCCAACGCCCTTCCGGCCTCCGATCCGGCAATGCCTTCGGGGACAATTTGGTTTCAGATCGCCAACAACGTCACCTTCGACCGCGATACGATCATGAACCAATCGGTGTTTTTGGCCGATATCGCGGTGACGTATCGGCGCGCTCAAGACAAGGTGAGCCCGTGAACCCGTTCGCTAGCCCGTTCGGCAGCGGAATACGGGCTTCCGGCATCCCCATGCGGGTGTCGGTGCATATGTTTTTCGACCGCGCTGCGGTCAAAGGCGCTCTGTCAGAGATCAAGCACGCCGGCCTACAACGGGCGGCCGGCAAGACGCGCGACATAGCCGTGCGGTCCATAAAAAAGCGTGGCATGGCCAGGCCGCTTCTCAAGATCATGAAGGCCAATTCTGGCAAAACGCTCGGCGAGCTGGCCGCGATGCCGGGCGTGCCGCTCAACGTCCAGAGGCAGCTACACCAGCGGATCAGTGAAATCACAAACCCAAAGGGATCGCGACCAGGAACGCCGCCGTTCACTCATGTCCCGTGGAGCCATATGTTGGGATTCCGGCGCAATCTCGTGTATGGCTTTGACATTGGAAACTCCGTTGCGGTCGTCGGCCCAACCAAAAAAGGAGAGAAATGGGGGCTCCCGCACCTCCACGAAGTGGGCGGCCGGATCGAGCAAACAGCCTGGGAACTGAATTACAAGTTCCCGCTAGTTTCCAAGAAAACGGTTGAGATGATTTCCAAAATGTTCGGTGGCAACGCCGATCGGTATCGGGAGGAATACGGCAAGGCGCAGCAGGTCAAACGAGTATTCCGATGGGTCGTGACAGGCAAGGCCCCGCGCAATCGCGGAAAGTGGCGCCCGACGTCAATGACCAGAATGTTCCGCTATCCGGCACGGCCGTTCATGTATCCGGCGATGATCAAAGCGATTGAAAGGGGATACATCGAGAAAGCGTTCCAAGTCCGTGTCGGATACTGACGCGCTAAGTGGGGTGGTATACTGATGTTCAGTAGGACTTACCCGCACACTTGCCGCTTCGGAGCACACAATGGCCGCAGTCGCCCATACATACAACCTCGGCAAAGACCAGACGTTTCAGTTTGGCAACATGATCGCCAATAAGGACGTGAAAACCGTCACGATCACGCAGGAGACGAGCGCAGAGGGTGAGGTGACGACGCGCGGATCGGCCGATATGAACGAATATGTTCCGATTCGTCAGAACATGACGCTCGAGGTGGTCTGTCTTGCCCATACGTGCACCATGCACTCGACGGCCACTGTGACCATTGGTGGCACGGGAGTCGTCTATACGGGCACCTTCTATGTGAACAACATTGGCACGCCCCAAGAAATCGACGGCGTGATTGAGTTCACGATCAGCTTGCGGAAGTATCTGGCCGTTGCCTAATCAAGGGCTGACGCCGTGGCTGTTACGTCGTATGTGCTTGGGCGAGACTGCGATCTCTTTATTGAGGGTGGTTTAATTGACTCCGCTCAAGATGTTCTTGTTCGCGAAACAGTCAACCAGGTAGACGCGACGGCATTTGCTAGTCCTGTTCAGTCGGCGATTGCCACGCATCGCTTCTTTGAAATTCAGGTGACGATCGTTGACATAGCCGTGGCGATAAAGATTGCGAAACTGAGGACTCAGCTTCAAGGCATCTTTCAAGTTCCTGGGATCATCAATCTTCAGCTTTCATCGGGACTGTTCGCGATCAACACGACGTTTACGATAGGCGACATTGACGCAGACGAGCTGCTAGATGGCGTGGTAATGCCGCGATTTACTTTTCGCCAGTGGGGCAAGTCGTACTGATGCACTCCTTCAAAGACAACGCAGGGCGGGAGTGGTTCCTTAAAGGTGACTTTCTCACCTACGACCGGGTGCGTGCCGCGACGGGCGTGAAACTCTATGACATCACCAGCGAGAGCCGCGAAAGCTTGACGCAAATCGCCGACCCGATGACTCTAGGCGGCGTTCTCTGGACAATGATCGAATCGCAGGCGACGGATCGAGGGGTGACGGTCGAGGATTTCTACGGTGCGTTCGACGGCACTGTCGCACACGAAGCGCATAACGCGCTGGTCAGCGAGATGATTTTTTTTTGCCATCCCAACCAGAGGAAACTGCTCGAGAGAACGTATCAAGCGGTGAGGGAGGCGGAGGCGAAAGCGGTGGCGAAGGCGGAAAAGATGCTGCCGGAGATGGAGAGGGAAATCGACGACCTAGTGAACAGATTGACGTTTGGAGACTCGGATACGAGTTCGCCGGAATCCTGGGCTGTCGGCCCGATCATTGGTCGCTCCGAGAACTTCAATGGGCCGTCGAAGGCCGGCAGCGAGAGCAGTGGAACCATACCGCTTCGATCCTCGCGCAAATCGCGGAAGTCCACCGCGATCCCAAGCGGCGCGCTAGACCGTACACCACTGAAGAAATCCACCCGATGAGATCAAGGCCTGTCAGCCCAAAGACTAAGACGCTGACTGCCGGCGAGGTTTCAGAGCTGTTCTCATGAGCACCGCAGGCGCAATCAAAGCCGGTCGATGTTTCATCGAGATTCTCGCCGATGACACTGGCTTTACGCGCACGCTCAAGACGGTTCACAACCGGATGGCTGCCCTCTCGCACTCTCTACGCCAGGTAGGGACGCAAATCGCATTGGGTGCGGCAGCTCTCGGCCTGCCTATGGTGCTGGCCGCCAGAAAAGCGGCTGAGTTTGAGGACGCACTGCTTGAGCTGAAGGCTTCTGTTAGCGACTTATCGCCCGATCAGCTTAGAGCTGTTCGCGAAGAATCGTTGCGTCTGTCAAGAGAAATGGGCGTCGCCCCCGCCAAGATCGCCCAGGCCTTTGCGTTGCTCGTAAAGGCAGGCATGAGCGTCGAGGATGCGCTGAATGGAGCCGCGCGCTCGGCGGTTGAGTTTGCGAGAGTGTCGGGGGTTGAAGCAGCACAGGCCGCCGAATTTATGAAGGTGGCTATGAACGTGTTTGGTATTAGCGCGGAAGAAGCCGCTAATACTTTGTCTGCTGCTGCTGATTCCAGTGAAACATCGATCGCATCGATGATTGAGAGTTTCGCGCTCGTCGCGAGCGTTGCTAGGGGAACGAATCAATCACTGTTCAGCTTATCGCAAGGCCTCGCTGTGTTGGCAAGATTCGGAATTAAAGGCGAGGAAGCTGGCACGGGGATCAAGACGTTCTTAGTCAAGTTGCTTTCGCCGGCAGATGACGCCAGAGAGGCGCTTGCGTCGCTGGGGCTGTCTATGGAGTCGTTCGTCGATGAATCTGGAAAGATGTTGCCGCTTCCGCAGATAGCGCAGATTTTTGCAGACAAACTAAAGGGGATGGATAAATCAGCTCGCGCCGCCATGCTCACAAACGAGGCGCTCATCAAAGTTTTCGACGTGCGAGGAATCCGCGTTATTCATGCGTTTGCGGCCGCAGGCGAGCAGGGTTTCAACGACATCGCTAGCGCAATGGAAGGCAGTCTGAGCGTTTCCGACAAGTTCTCAATCATGATGGAAGGGCTGACCGGCGCATTTGAGCGAGTGAAGTCAGCGGTCGAGCGTCTGGCGATCGCATTTGGAACAGGGCTTTCCCCGGTGCTGTCTGTTCTGGCGCACGGGATCGCGTTTGTCATCGACGTTCTTTCGTGGCTTCTAAACGGCATCCCGATCCTATCTCCAATCATCGCGGGCCTGACGGCTGTTACCCTTGGCCTTGGGCTCGCAATGGTCGTAGTCGGCTGGGGCCTCGCCGCCGTCACGTTCGGCATGAAAAGTTTTCTGCGGATCGGTCCGCTGTTCAGCGCGATGACCGTGACGATGACGGGAGCCGTAACTGGCCTGGCGACCGCAGTGTGGGGATTGGCTGCTGCGTTTTACGCACTGCCTGTGATAGGTCAGATTGCGCTGATCTTGACGGGCGTTGCTGCCATTGGTGTAGGCCTCTGGTACTGGATGTCCAGCGCACAGAAAAAAGCGGACCAGAAGAAAAAGACCGGCATCAAGCGAGACGAGTTTCGCAAGCCTCTTGATGCGGCTGGGGCAGAGCGCGGAAACACGCGGGGCGGCGAAACCATCGGGACGTTCCACGCGGCGATGGCCGGCCAGCTCGGGATCGGGCCAAAGTTGGCGGATTCATCCCGCACGGCCGCCGCCACCGAAAGAACTGCGGACGCCGTGGAGTCGCTGCTGGATTTGCAGCAGGGCGAACATGGCGGGGCGTTGCCGGCTGGCGGTGTGGGCAGTCCGAATGTTCCATCTGCGGAACAGTTGAACATGGGCGTGTCGTCTGTTTCGCCAGCCGTGCGTGGCGTCGCAGCTCGAGCAGACAAGGATTTAATCGATGTCGCTGAACGAACCGCCCTCGCAAGCGAAAGGGCCGTGACCCTGCTGCGGGAAATCTTGGCGCATCAAGGCACGGGAGGGATGGCATTTGCCTAACTCATGGAACGCATCCCAGCAAAAATCGAGCGATTTGATTCTGGAACCGGATCGCTGACGGCAGGGTCGGACGGACTGATCGGCCGCGAGGTCGAAATAAAATGGCTGTTCCAGGCGCAGAACGGATACGACCAGGCCGAACAGACTGCGATCGCCGCGGCCCCTCTCTACTACTCCGGCCATAAGCGGACCCGCCTAGACGTCGCCGGCCTCGGTAACGGCTGGTACGAGGCGACTGCCGGCTACGGAAACGCCGGCGTCAACAAGTACGAGGGCACCGGGATCACGTATGGCACCGGATCAAACGCTCACACGCTCGCCCCCGGGGTGCTGGCGTTTGATTTGACCGGCGGCACGGAACACGTCACGCAGGCGTGGACTGATACCAACGACCCATCACAGTACGTTGCAAGCTATTCGGTCGAGGGGTTCGCGCCGGATATGCAAGGAGCGATCAACGCAAACGCCGACACTGTGCAAGGCGTGGACGTCACGGTGCCGAGTCTGCAATTCACAGAAACGTGGCTGGCACCAGCGTCGTATCTGCTGTCTGGCACGAGTCCTGCCGTCAAGAATATTTACAACATGACGGGCAAGGTAAATTCCTCAAAGTTCCGTATTTTTGAAGCCGGCGAAGTGTTGTTTCTCGGCGCGCGGTTCGACAGTTCACGATCGCAAACGATGGTGGCCGTTACGTTTTCGTTTTCGGCTCGACTGAACAGGAGCGACTTCAGCGTAGGCGCAATCACTGGCATCAACAAAAAAGGCTGGGATTACTTGTGGGTCGAGTACGAAACGGTTTCGACGTCAGACGTAGCGGTCAAAAAACCTCGATACGTTTACGTCGCTCGGGTGTACGAGCGGGTGGATTTCGCAGACGCCACAAAGGGATTGGGCATCGGAGTCGATTGGCCGCAAGTGTGGCTGTCGCCTCCTGGTGACGCGACGTTCACGCACCCATTGAACAACGCACAGAAAAACGTGATGTAGCGTGAGCGACTTCAAAAAGGTTCGCAACGGCGAACCGCTAAAAATCTCGGCGAAGTGCTGGAATCGTGTTTTGGACACGATCGCCGTGCGGCCGGAATACAGAACCACAACCAAAGACCCTCCTCGCACAAATCACGTTGTTCAAGTTCTGAACACAGGCTACACGACCATTCCGGCCTGGGGCGTGCTCGAGGTCAGCGGCATCGTCAACAATCCGACGCTCGGCAACTCGTCTGCCGCTCAGTGGCAAGACGGCCCGGTAATCAAAGGTAGTGCGCCAACGGCCGCCACGGGCGCAAACTTCGTCATCGCGATTGAGCCAATCCAAGCCGGCAGGATCGGCCGCGCCGCGATTAGCGGTGTTGTTCAATGCAAACTTGACATTGATTCCGGGTCGCACACATACGCATCGCCGCAGGCGAGCGCGGCCGCGCTCAAGACCAGCAATTCAGGTGGGGCCGCGATCCTTTGGAAGGAAGGCGGGACGGGAACGGGAAAGTGGGGCCTCGTTCGCATTGGCACCGGCGCAAGCCTCGGCGTCGTTCGCGGTACGTTCACGGGGTCGTGGGCCACCGGCGCAACTGCTACGGTGACTGACGCAACCTCCAAGACATACACCGCCAAGAACTATTTTACGCCGATCAGCGGGACGGGAACAAAGGACTGCGCAATCGCCTACTCGGGAAGCGAGTGGATTTTAATTGCCTTTAACCTTGTGCAGCTCCAGGGCTTTGACGCATCCAAAACACAAGTCCTCGCCAACGCTTCGGGGACGGTGAAATGGCTTGATACGACAACCTGCACATGACGACTATTGCCACTAAAAATGGCGCGATCATCACGAAGAACGGTAGCGTTGCGGAGACTTGCGCGTGTTGCGGCGGTTTCAGTTGTGCTCAGTTTAATTCGCTTACAGTCACCGCCAACGTGAGTAATTGCGTTCCGTCTGGCTCGGGCCTGTCAAAGATAAACGCCGCACTTCCTTGGATTGACATAAACGGATTTGTCGACGGCGAATCCGTATCATTGCCAATTACACTGGCCAACACGTTTGGAAATAGTTTTACGCGACGGATAATCGAGGAGTATGGGCCAACTGGAGGCCCAAATATCACGCAAGCACAACCCGACCAAGCTGTGTTTTGCAAGGTTAAATACGCAGAGGCGGATAGGGGTTCATCGATAGTCGCACGCGCGGGAACATCAAGCCTTGCATATTATGTCCCTAGCGCAGACGCGACAGTTACCGTGGAAATATCAGGCTCAAATGCGTCTATAGAAGTTCTGTTATGTGGCCGCGCAAACTTCACTGGTCAAAAAGGAATTACGACCCGAGTGTCCGTGGGACAATACGCCAACTTCGCGACAGGATTGTCTGTGTATAAGACCTTCCCTTTTTCGGGTGCAGGGACATATAGTTTCAGCGGAGTCACTGGCACGGCCGTTTTTGGAACCGAAGATTCATGGACGGCCGATATTGATGTGGTAGTGTCTTGACAGAAACATTCAGAATTGTTCCGTTTGTTCCGCAAAAGCGCGCGATGTGCGGCACGGAACTTAAAAAGCTAATTGCCGGCTGGCCGTTCTACCTGACCACGACGGCAGACTGCCCATGCAATGCTCGTGCCGCCGAGATGGATCAGCGCGAGCAGGAGACTCCGGGGTGGTGCGAGAACAACATTGACACGATCGTCGGCTGGCTCCGCGAGCAGGCCACGGCCCGCGGGCTCCCGTTCCTAGATGCTGCCGGAAGGTTGCTCGTTCGTCGAGCCATCCGTAACGCCCGAAAAGCCGCGTCTGGCTGATATACTGACGTATAGCATGGCCACCTACTCCCAAAGTCCGGGCGCCTTAGACCTGCAATTTATCCGCGGGGACGAACTGAATTTCTCGGCGCAGTTTGCGGCCGTCGATCTGACCTCGGGCACGCTGACCGCCTCGGTCTATGACGCGACGAGCACGACGGCTACAGCGGTCACGACGCCCGGGCTGTCGGTGTCTGTTGTCACGTCGTCTGGCGTTCCAACGACCACCGTCCTCGTCAGCCTGGTGGAGACACAGACAAGCAGCCTAGACGTTGACGGTCGATACCGCTGGTTCCTGCGGTACGTTTCTTCGGGAGGGGTTACGCGGACCTATCTCGCCGGCAATGTCTTTGCCAGCAATCCATAGTCGGGGGCATCATGGCCGACGTTTCTGTCAGCGTCGGTACGCCGGCGAGTATTTCGGTGACGGTGGCCGGATCGACCGGCACCCCGCCAACGATCACCAACGGCGGCACCGCGATCGTCACGGTGACGAACACGGGGGACCGCGGCCCGAAGGGCGATACTGGGACAGTAAATTTTTCTGACGCAACGCCGGCCGCAATCGGCAGCTCGTCGCCCGGCACAAGCACGAGCGCCTCGCGATCGGATCATTCGCACCCACCGGTGGCGTATTCGTCTCTCTCGGGAGTGCCAACGTCGTTCACGCCAGCCGCCCACAACCAGGCGGCCAGCACGATCACCGGCCTCGCGGCGATCGCCACGAGCGGATCGGCAAGCGACCTCTCTGCTGGCACAGTGCCGGCGGCGAGGTTGCCGGCGGCCAGCTCAAGCACGGCAGGCGCGATCATCGTTGGGTCCGGGCTCGCGATCTCATCGGGCGTGTTGTCTGCCACGGGGGGGTCGGGCGGTTCGTATACATTGCCCGTCGCTACCGCGAGTGTTTTGGGCGGGGTCAAGCAAGGCTCAAGCACCGCCATCGCGTCCGATGGAACAATCTCCGTGCCGGCCGCCTCGACGACGACGGCTGGGGTCGTGGTCGTCGGCTCCGGGCTGAACATCTCGTCCGGTGTTCTTTCTGCGACGGGCGGATCGGGAGGCTCGTATACCCTTCCGGTCGCTACGGCCTCCGTTCTCGGCGGCGTGAAACAGGGCGCAAACACCACCATCGCATCTGATGGCACGATTTCGGTCGCGGCCCCTGTCACGACGTTGGCGGCTACCGCGATCACCGGGCTGGCGACCGTCGCAACCACCGGCAGCTATTCGTCGTTGACCGGCATACCTAGCACGTTTGCACCATCCGCTCATTCCCACGCAATTTCAGACGTGAGTGGATTACAGAGCGCCTTGGACGGAAAGCAGTCCAGCGGAACATACGCAACGCTTGTGGGCGGTACGGTGCCAAGCAGTCAACTACCGTCCTACGTCGATGATGTTCTGGAATACACGAGCACAGGCTATTTTCCTGCAACAGGCGAAACGGGCAAGATTTACACGGCGCTTGACACAAACAAAATCTACCGCTGGTCAGGCAGCACCTACATCGAGATAAGTCCGTCGCCAGGCTCCACCGATTCGGTTGCAGAAGGATCGACCAATCTTTATTTCACAAACGCGAGGGCATCGGCGGCCGCTCCCGTGCAGAGCGTCGCGGGTCGAACTGGCAGCGTCACGCTGACAAAGAGCGATGTGTCGTTGGGCAACGTGGACAACACGGCGGATGCCAGTAAGCCCGTCAGCACCGCGCAGGCGGCCGCAGACGCAGCAGTGCAGGCCTACGCAATACAGCGAGCGAATCACACGGGCACGCAGGCGGCCAGCACAATCACGGGCCTAGCGGCTAGCGCCACGACCGACACGACCTCGGCGACGAATATCACCTCGGGCACACTGCCGGCAGCGAGAATTCCCGCGACGGCCGTCACCGCTGGTAGCTACGGGTCCGCTTCCACTCACGCCACGTTCACGGTTGACGGCACCGGCCGGCTGACGGCCGCCAGCTCCGTTACTCCGTCAATTGCCTCATCGTCTGTGACGGGCCTTGCAGCTAGCGCCACGACAGATACGACCGTGGCGACAAACATTACGTCTGGCACCCTGCCGGCGGCTCGATTGCCGGCCGCCACAACCTCGACGATCGGCGGCGTGATCGTCGGCTCGGGCCTCTCCGTTTCGTCTGGCACGGTTTCGGCGACACTGACAAGCAGCACTACCGGCATCACGGGCGCCAACGCAATCACGAATATCGTTTACCTAACGTCGTCGGCATACACCGCGTTGTCTTCAAAGAGCGCGAGCACCTTGTACATAGTGTCGGGGTAACATGGCCGTGTACCTTGGGACCGCTACTCCGTCGGCCTACTATCTCGGCACCGCGCCGGTCTCCTCGATCTACCTGGGATCGACGCAGGTTTACACAACTGGCGGCGGAGGCGGGAGCGGATGGACGAGCAAAAGTACGAATTTTTGCTCATCGGCAAACGGCTGGTCTGGCGGCGGCACTTCGGCAAGCGACAAGTTTTATAAGTCAGCTACCGCCGACGCCGCTTTTGACGCCGCTTACGCCACGGTGCCCGGTGCAGGAACAGTCCGTCTTACAACTACGTCTTTCGACTGCGCGAACAACTGGGTTATCTACAAAAACGGAACAGCGGCCTACACGTTCTCCGACAATTCCGGCGATGGCACGGGCATTTACGGTGGAGTCATTCCGGCCACCGGAACTAACTCGTGTTCGATCACCGTCGCGGCTGGTGCTGTGATCAGATTTGGAAACACGGGCGACCATACCGTTTTTCAAAACGTGTATATCTGGTGGGAAACGGCTTGATTTGATTCTGGCGTCCGCCACAGTCGGCGCGATGCCCCTTGTTTTCCAGCGTCCGCAAGGGGCTGGACGCCTCCCGGGAATCTGGCAGTCTTATTGCCCCCGCCACAGGAGGGCCCGCATGGCAAAGATCAAGACCGATCTGATGAGCGATCTAGCTGTATTGCTGCCGAAGCACTCTCGGCCGAATTGGTTGGCTCGGATGCCTGCCGATCTGCTCGAGGAAATGGAAGGCGTAAAAAACGGTTTCATCGCCGGGACGCTGACCGGCCCGCTGGCCGCGGCTACTCGCGGTGGATTGGCAAGTGCGATCGCATCGTGGTTGAGCGCCAAGGGGATTAAGGTGCATGAAATCACGGTGGCGAGATGGCTGAAAAAATAAGCCTCGCCGACGAGCTGGCGGCGGAGCTGCCTGCCCCCGCCCCGCCTGTTGAAGCGGAGCAGGTCACGCAGCGGCAGACCGGCGACGTGCTCGAGGCCCGTTCTACGTCGCGCGTGATCCGCACGGTCGAGGATTTGCTCAAACATATCGATGCTGACTTGACGCGGTTTGAAGTCGCGCAGAGTGAAGCCACAAAGTGGGAGTCAAGTTCCGTCGATCGAAAAACCGGCCGGCCCGTGGTGACGGAGCTGTTCCGGGTGTTCGTTCGGCTCAAGCCTAGGCCAGGCCCCGGGGTTCGCGAGGCGGTCGAGGCGATGATTGCCGCCGCGAAAAAAGAAATACGCCGGCCCGCCCGGCCCAAGGCGAAGGCATCCAAACCGTCCGATCGGTGGGCCGTGCTGGTGGTGGCAGACACGCACATAGCCAAGTACGCATGGCATAGGACGACCGGCGATCGCGACTACGATTTGAACATCGCGGAGCGTGTCGTCGGCCAGGCGGCCGACGAGCTGCTCGAAGTCGCGGCCCGCTACAAGCCGCGACGGCTGACGGTTGCGATGCTCGGTGACTTGTTTCACTACGACTCCCCGGGCGGTAGTACCACAAATGGTACACCGCTTGAGCGTGACGGCCGCCTGCAAAAAATGATCGAGGTCGGTTGGCGAACGCTGATCGGAATAGTTGAGAAAGCCGCGGACACGGCCGCCACCGACGTCACGATAGTCCCAGGCAATCACGACACGACCCTTACATGGGCGTTTCACCGGATGCTGCTTGAGCGTTACGGCCGCGACAAGCGCGTGCTGGTAGATGAGGCGTACACCTCTCGCAAGTACGCATCGAACGGCCGGAACCTTCTCGGGTTCGCCCACGGCAACCATGCCAAAAAGAAATTGCCGCAGCTCATGGCGATCGAGTCGCCGCAGCAGTGGGCCGCCTGCCCCTACCGCGAGATTCATACCGGGCACCTTCACCACCAGGCCGCGGAGTGGTCGAGGCCGATCGAGACTATCGACGGGGTGCTGGTCCGTGTTGCGCCGTCGCTGGGGCCTGCTGACGATTATCACGCGGACCACGGCTGGGTGCACAACCGTCAGGCGATGGAGCTGTTCATCTACTCCGGGGCCGGCGGGCTTGAGGCGATGCACGTTGCCGGCCCGCGGATCGGGGGCGGCCCGTGAACCTCGATCTCTTGCCGGCTGACTACATCGAGCAGGCTCGGCAACGGGCCTACCGCTATCAAGGGCAATGGACCGGAACGGCCGGTTCTCTGGCCGCCGATTCCGCCCGCCTCCTGCTTGAAAGGAAACGACTCTTGGACGCCATCCGAAAACTGCTGCAACAACTCTACGCCGCGGCTCCGTCGCTTCGTAAGGCGATCGACAACCAAGAGAGTATTTCGATCGACGAGCAACGGGCCGCCGATGCGTGGGCCGGCGTCCGCCAGCGGCACAAGGATATGCACGCGCGTATCCGTCAGGCTTCAGACCGCCCTCGGATCATCGGCCTTTCGGGCCGGGCCGGGTCTGGCAAGACGACCGTGGCCGGGATGATTCCCGCGGCCGTTGTGGTTCAACTTGCCGATCCACTGTACGCCGGACTCTCGGCAATGCTCGGTGTGCCTGAGTCGATGCTGCGATCGCCAGCGTACAAAGAGGTGCCGTTTCTCGGGCTCGGCAAATCGCCTCGGCAGATGATGCAGACCCTCGGCACGGAGTGGGGACGCGATCTGATCGATCGAAGCATTTGGATTCGTCTGCTCGAGCGGCGGATCGAAACGCTTGAAAGCCAAGGTGTGCGGACGATCGTTGTCGCAGATGTTCGCTTTGAGAACGAGGCGTCCGCAATCCGCCAGATGGGCGGTGAGGTTTGGCGTGTTCGTCGGGATGGGCCGGCGACCGCCTCGTCGCACTCAAGCGAGGACGGAATCGGGCTCGAGGAGCACGAGCCGGTGATTGAGAACTACGGCACGCTTGACGATCTCCGCGAGCGCGTGCTTCAAGCCCTTGGTGTTATCGCCTAAGTGCGTGTATGCGCCGTTGGTGGTAGTGAACAAAGGTACAATAACGGCTAGGAGACTATGCCGGTGATAAGGCGGGCAAACAGCCATCGGACGGAAGAAGAGACCTCGTTCCGTCATGGGAAGCGTGGCCGGGAGGCCATGGCGCCGGTCGGGCAGGGCGACACGCTGAACTACCAGCCGCCGAAACAGACGGGGCTCGGTTGCATTACCTCGAGGCCGCGGCCAACGGTCACGTTTTGGGAATGTCTCGCCTACGAGTTGGGCGTCAACGTCACGCAAGCGAAACAAATGTGGGAACAGGGGCTCATCAAGTGACCATTGCAGAGTCATCCGTAGCCGCCGCTGACGGACACAACGATCTCGCCGCACAGGTCGGCGCGTTCCTCTCGACCGCCAAGGCGTCGGCCGCCAACGGCATAACGTGGGCCGAATTTGGTTCTTTGCTTGTCGCGTTGCTCCGTCTTGTTGTCGGTGCCCTTGATGCGATGCCTCGGCTGTCCGGGCAAGAAAAGAAAGACGTCGCGCTCAGTGCGGTTGCATCGCTTTTCGACCTGGTGGCAAGCAAGGCCGTTCCCCTGCCGGCGTTCGCCTTGTTCGTCGCCTGCCGCGGCCCCCTCCGGGCCGTGGTTCTCGCGCTGGCGTCCGGTGCTATCGATCAACTCGTACCCCTCGTGAGGCTTGCCAAATGATCGCCGTTTGTTTCCTACTTGCGGCGGCGGCCGCCGTTGCGTTCTGGCCGATGCCCTCGGCTCGTCCGGCGTTCTCCCTGCCGGCCCCGGCGGCGGAGCCCGCTGCCCCTCGCCACGTCACTTGCCGCGAGGCCCTTGAACTGGTGGTCGAGATTCGCGAGCGGTTGCAGGCCACGGAAACCCTCGACGACAAAGCCAAAGCCGCGATCGAGACGCTGACGCTGTGCCTTGTGAACGGGAGCGATCTGGTATGAAGCGCACGACACGCTACATGATCGCGGCGGGCCTAGCATCCGTCGCGCTGCTGACCATGCTTGCAAGCTGGGAGCCGTCTGCCCCCTCCCCTGCCCCGCCCGGGCCGGGAGAGTTTTCGCTCCGGGGGAAGTTTCAGACTCCATCGGCCGCGTCGGATGCGGCCGCCCTCGCCGGCCTCTGTGACGAGCTGGCTGAATGTCTGGCCTATGACGGGGCGAGGCCGGCGAACGAACAGCGGATTCGCACCGGGGCGGCAGTCGAGGATTTGCGGGTGGCCGCCCGCGAGGCCCGGATGAAAGGCGATTCGATCGGGGCCCGTCAGCCGAAGGCCCGGGAGGCCATTCAGCAATTTCTTGACCAGGCGGCCGGCACCGATGGCGGGCCGCTGACGCCTGAGAAGCGCGCCGATTGGGTAGCGGCGTTCCGGGCAGTCGGGAGGGCGGCCGCCGATGCCTCGAAGTAGATATAGCCTCGGAGCTATCGCCTTCATCTGCTTTGCGGCCCTGCTCGGGACGCTGGTGCAGATTGTCACGCATCGGATGGTGACGCACCTCGAGGCGAATTTCGGTTATACGCCGAACCCGGAAGCCACGCGGGAGTTCCTGCAACAACTCGACCAGCCGACGTTTGCGGAGGCCGGCGCGGACGCGATCCAGCAGGCTAAGGGCGTCGACACGTTTCTTTATCGGTTCACCGACAAGGCTCATAAGTCCGTCTACGGTGTGCCGTGGCAGTGTCTTGACCAGGGGCAGGCTGGGACGTGCGTGTCGTTCGCGTTCAGTTTGGGAGCCCGCACGGGGCAGGCCACGGATTGGGCGATCGGACGGTTGCCGATGCCTCCCCCTACCGTCGCCTCTGAGCCGGTGTATGGCGGGGCTCGCACCGCCGGCATGGGGCGATCAAGCCAGCCCGGGGGCGACGGCGCCACGGGCTCGGGAGCCGCTCGGTGGATCGCCGGCAAATGCCGGACCCCCGGGGTTGGCGGCATCCTATATAGGCAGGTCTACGGGGCGTATGACCTTCGGCAGTATTCGATTCCGAAGAGTCGCGAGTGGGGCGCGATCGGGGTGCCCGACGAGCTGGCCCGCGAGGCGTTTAAGCACAAGGCGCTCGCCGTCGCCCAGGTAAACACTTGGGATGAGTTGTGCGCGGCGGTCGAGCGAGGAAGCCCCGTCGTCCTATGCAGCAATGTGGGCTACGGCCGGGCCGATGGCCGC